TGTTCTTTCAAGTAAATGTGTTCGTAGCGATGGTGTTAGTCGTGCTGTTATCGACAGGCTGCTTAAATCCGAGTAAGCCAGTTGAGAAGATTAAAATCATTCGAGTAACCATTCCAGACAATCTTTTAGTGACTTGTCCTAAACCAACATTAAATGGTGAAAAATCTTCTGACGTTGCTGTTTACGCTGTAAAGGTAACAGACCAATTAAAGATTTGTAACAGTCGGATTACACAAATTAAAAACCTAGTGAGTGATTATGAACACGAAATCGAGCAAGACGCTCACAGTGAATATCAATCGCTAGGCTTTGAGAAAGATAAGGTCGACCGTGACGACAAAGGTCAAAACAATGGCAAGGGTAGAGGACGATAAAATGTTAATTTCCGAAACGGTATTCAATAGAGTTTTCCCAAGAGCGATTGATGGAATGTATCAAGCGATTGATAAACACATTGAGTTGGCAGGTTGTTTCAATAAGCAACAACAGGCGATGTTCTTAGCTCAATGCGGACACGAGACAGCAGGGTTCACAACATTGAGCGAAAACTTAAATTATTCAGCCGATGGATTAATGAGAGTTTTCCGTAAGTATTTCCCTAATCCTAATATCGCTCGTCAGTATGAACGCAAACCAGAAAAGATTGCGAGCCGAGTATATGCCAATCGATTGGGTAACGGGCCAGAAGAAACGATGGACGGTTGGAATTATCGTGGTCGTGGCTTAATTCAAATTACTGGCAAAGATAATTATATTCGATTTGCTCGTTGGTTAGGCGACACAATTAATCCGAAAGAAGTGTCAAACAATTTGGAATTAGCTGTTAAGGCCGCGGTGTGGTACTGGATATTTAATGAGCTTGCTTCACTTGATTCTGTTCAAAAGGTAACAATCCTAATTAACGGCGGTACAAACGGATTAGATGACCGTTGTAGATTATTCCGTGCGTTAATGGTGGATTAATTATGAACAGATTAATTCTGATTTTTCTAGCGGTAGCAGTTAGCCTGTGCGGTTGGATTTGGTTTCAACACGGAACAATAAATGACTTAAAAGCCAAAAACCAAACACAGGCTAACCTTATCGCAGAACAAGAAAAGGTTAATCAATCATTGAAAGATACGATTGAGATAGAACGCCAAGCGGTAGAACAGCAGAGAGTAATCCACGATGAAATCAAACAAGCAAGCCAAGACAAAATTCAAGTGGTTAGAAAAATCATTAAGAGCCAACCTTGTTATAGCACTCGCATCTATGGCGATGCTATTGAGCGGTTGCACCAATAAGGTTACTACAAAGACGGAATACATCTATCCGCCACAAGCTTTCTTAGTGCCTTGTGTGAAAACTCCATTTATGGGTAATACATACGGTGAAGCAGTAGAGCATCTAATCACTGTGATAGCGGAAAGGGACATGTGCGCTAGTCAAATAACAAACATTAACAAGTGGATTGAATCCACAAAGGATAAGAAATGAAAATTGGCGATATTGTAAAACTTCGCAATGGAACATTATGTGATGTAGTTTATGAAACACAATTCGGTAAATGGTTATTAGTCGAAAAGACAGAAACAGAAGAGCCGCCATTCTCTCACTGGCATAATGCCAACGGTACATTCTATGCTGATGATGAAAGTCAGTTAGATGTAGTAGAAGTGATTAATCTAAACTAAGAAATACAAAAGGATTTCCCTATGTCAGACGTGAAAGAGAAATCCACGTCTAAAGGCGTGGTGAAATTAACCCCTAAGCAAGAAAAGTTTTGTCAGCTTTATATTGAACTCGGTAATGCAAGTGAGGCATACCGTCAGAGTTATGACTGCTCAAAAATGGCATCTAAGACGGTTAATGAAGTTGCTGCAAGAATGCTGACTAACTGCAAGATTGCCGCAAGGGTGGAAGAATTACAACGGGAACACAGACAACGTCATAACATTACAGTCGATAAGATTATCGCAGACCTGCAAGAGGTTCGTGATATTTGTATGGGGCGTAAATCTGTCGTCACGACAGAGGTTATCAAAAACGCTCAAGAGGGCGATGTTAAAGCAGTGGATAATCCTGTCTTTGTGTTTGAGCCGACAAGTGCAAACAAAGCCTTAGAGTTACTAGGCAAACACTTGGGAATGTTCAAAGATAAATTAGATGTAACCACTGGCGATAAGCCATTGCCGACAGTAATCAATGTGACATTTAGCGATGAGCCTTAATATTAAATTTCCGAAGAAGTTTAGACCGCTTTTTGAAGATATATGGCGTTTCATTATCTTCTACGGTGGTCGTGGTTCTGGCAAGAGTTTCAATATAGCAAGAGCGTTAATTATTAGAGCTTATCACAATCCGACACGAGTGCTTTGTTGTCGTGAAATTCAAAAATCCATATCTGATTCTGTTATTCAGATGTTGATTGATCAGATAGAGAGTTTAGAGCTGCAAAACTTCTTCGAGGTGCAGAAAACTCAAATCATCGGTCAAAATGGTTCAAGATTTACATTCGCAGGGTTAAAAACCAATATCACCTCAATCAAATCAATGACAGGTATTGATGTTGTTTGGGTTGAAGAGGGTGAGAACGTATCTAAAGAAAGCTGGGATGTATTAATTCCGACTATTCGAGAAGATAAGTCTCAAATCATTGTCAGTTTTAACCCTAAAAACATTTTAGATGATACCTATCAGCGTTTTGTAATTAATCCGCCAGAGAGATGCTCCTCTGTGTTGGTTAATTGGCAAGATAATCCGTATTTTCCCAAAGAGCTAATGGAAGATATGGAACAAATGCGAGAACGTGACTACGAGCTTTATAGACACGTTTACGAGGGCGAGCCGGTAGCTGATTCAGATATGGCGATTATTAAGCCTTTATGGATTGATGCTGCGGTAGATGCTCATATTAAACTTGGTTTCACTGGTAAAGGACTTAAAAAAGTCGGCTTTGACGTAGCAGATGAGGGCGTGGATAGTAACGCTAACGCATTTACACACGGTTCAGTCGTTCTTGATGTTGATGTTTGGAAAAATGGCGATGTTATTGATTCGGCTAATCGAACAAATCAAAGTGCAGTCAATTTTGGTGCTGATTTAATCGTTTTCGATAGTATCGGTGTTGGCGCAGGTGTAAAAGCTCACTTCAAGCGACTGCCTAAAACTATTCAAGTTGAGGGGTTTAATGCCGGTGGCTCGGTAGCTTATCCAGAGCGTGAATATATCAAAGGTAAGAAAAACCAAGATATGTTTTCAAATATCAAAGCTCAATCTTGGTGGTCATTAAGAGATAGATTTTATAAAACCTATCGAGCAATCAAGCACGGTGATGTTTATCCTGATGATGAATTAATAAGTCTATCAAGCAACATTAAAGAGTTGGAATATCTTAAGGCTGAATTATCTCGCCCTAGAGTGGATTACGATAACAATGGGCGAGTTAAGGTCGAAAGCAAAAAGGATATGCGAAAACGTGGCATACCGTCACCAAATATGGCTGATGCGTTAGTGATGTGTTACGCACCAACAAAACCAAAATCATTATTGGATTTATAGATATGAAATTTTTTGACGGAATAGCATCTCTAGCGTTAAAGCTTGGATTAAAGCAAGAACAGACGAAATACACAGCTAATTCAATGCTCACTGAAAAACGAGATGAATTAGAGGCTTTATGGCGTGAAAATTGGATCGCAAATAAAATCTGTATCAAACGTCCAGAGGATATGACAAGAGCGTGGCGAGATGTTTTCTCTAACGACCTTGATTCAGAACAATTAGATGCTTTCACTAAATATGAGCGAAGAATTAAACTTCGTGAAACGCTAACTAAAGCATTGCAGTGGTCAAGCCTTTATGGTTCGGTTGGTTTACTGGTTGTTACCGATGTAACAAACTTAAATACGCCATTAAGACCAACTGAAAAGCTAAAGCGATTAATTATATTGCCTAAGTGGAAAATTAGCACAGCAGGCGAAAGAGAAACGAATATAACCGATGCTAATTTCGGTAAGTACAAAGCCTATTCAATCAGCGGTGATGACAAGCCTCTAATCGTTCATCATTCAAGATTATTGATTATGAACGCTAACGATGCTCCGCTATCCGATAGTAGCATTTGGGGCATTTCAGACTTAGAGAAAATTATTGATGCACTAAAACGATTTGATATTGCCTCCGCTAACGTTGGCGACCTGATTTTTGAAAGCAAGATTGATATTTTCAAAATTGAGGGATTATCCGACAAGATTGCCAGCGGATTTGAAAACGAAGTAGCAAATGTAATCGGTGCGGTGCAAGCCATTAAATCATCGACTAATAGCTTATTACTGGACAAAGAAAACGAGTACGACCGCAAAGAACTCTCGTTCGGTGGATTAAAAGACCTTATCACAGAGTTTCGCAATGCAGTAGCAGGTGCGGCAGATATGCCAGTTACAATCCTATTCGGCCAATCTGTTTCTGGTTTGGCTAGTGGTGATGAGGACATTCAAAACTATCACGAGTCAATTCACCGATTACAAGAGTCAAGATTAAGACCAGTTTTAGAAGTCATTGATACCTTGATTTGTGGTGAATTGTTTGGCGGTCAGCCTGAAGATTGGTGGTTTGAATTCTTACCTTTAACCGTTGTTAAGCAAGAGCAACAAATCAATATGCTCAACACGTTCGCAACCGCAACCAATACGCTAATTCAGAATGGAATCGTAACAGAGCAGCAAGTAGCGAATGAGTTACGAGAAAGCGGTTTATTTGCCAATATCTCAGCTGATGACATTGAGGATATGAATAATGCTGATGAACTTGCCAGAGATTTTGAAGAACCAAAAGACGAAAGCGAAGAAATTCAAAACGCTGAAAGTGAGCAAGAGAACGGAACTTTGGTATAGACAACAGCTTAAGCAGTTAGTCAAAACGATGACCGATGATATAGAAAGAGCCATGCAACAACCGCAAGGCTCTTTTTTTATGGATGACGCAAAAGGGTTTCAGGCAATTAGTGCAAAAGCGCTGATGAAAGTATTGGAAAAGTACGAAAAATCAGACAGCACTTCGCAAGCTGAAAATATCGCTAATGGCTTTGTTAGTCGAGGTAATACTCAGAACCAGCAAGAAGTATCAAGGAACTTAAAAAATCAAACTGGAATTGATTTAAGTGCGTATTTAGGCAATAGCCCACGCATAGCTGAGAAAGTTAATGCGATGACAACTGCTAACGTCCAATTAATCAAGTCTATTCATTCTCAATACCTTGACAAGGTGCAAAACGCAGTCACACAAGCGATGGTTAATGGAACGCTTAATAAAGACTTGGCGCAGCAGATTAAAGATATCGGCAAAACGACCGAAAAAAGAGCGATATTTATTGCTCGAGACCAATCTTCAAAGCTTAACGCAGCATTAACACAAGCAAGACATGAAGATGTAGGCATAAAAAAATACATGTGGTCAACATCGCTTGATGAGCGTGTGCGTAATTCTCATGCTGATAAAGAGGGGCAGATTTTTGAATATGCCAATCCCCCTGCGGACACCGGACACCCCGGGCATGATTTTAATTGTCGATGTGTGGCGATCCCTGTGCTTGATGATGTTGTTAGCCATGGAGTGAGAGAAGAAAATGTTCGAAACGATGAAGATGTTCAAATAATTGAAGAGCTTATTGGGAAAACTGATTTCAATTTGGCTAATGATAAATTAGTTAGAGCAACCGAGCGGGTTAATCGATACAAATTAAGCAAGAAAGAATCTCTCGCAATCATTGGTTATACTGGCAGCTTCTACAAGCAATTAAATAAAGCACTAAGAAATGGTGATTTGACACCAAAAATATCTCGCTATGAAACATTGTTAAACTCTGCACTCAACAAAATGCCACCTTTTAAAGGCGTAACTTATCGCACAATTGATAAATTATCTAAAAAAGATTTATCTAAATATTTGGTGGGTGCGATTGTAACTGAATCATTTTTTGTAAGTTCGAGTGAGCTTGAAAAAGTAAATGGATTTAGCGGTAAAGTGCAGTTTATAATAAATGGGAAAAATGGTCGAAAAATAGCTGATTTATCTTTATATCCTCACGAGAAAGAGGTATTATTTAAATCGAAAAGTCGTTTTATTGTGACTAGAGTGAGCAAAAAAGGCTTGCTCTGGAGAAAGATTACAACCATTGAATTACAAGAGATTTAATAAGATGGCAACTGTTTTAGATTTACCCATTGAGAAACAAAGAGAACTTGCTAAGGAATGCGGGTATCTCGATTTTTCGTTATGGCAAAAAGAGATCGGTAAATCATTGGAAGAAACAAAAACGGCAGTTGATGAATTAGAAAATTCAACTCTATCGAAAGAAGAGGCTGCTCGAATGATTCGTGATTTACGAACTAACCCTTATGCTATCGAGTTTTATAGACGTGTAACGGATAATTATGATTTGACTGTTGAAGAACAAATCGCACACTTAGAACGCGTAGCAAAATAACAACTTATTCTAAAACCAAACCCCGAAAGTTAACGCTTCCGGGGTTTTTTATTGGGGTAAATAAATGCAATTTACAGATAAAACAACTCAAGCAAAAACACAGCGAACTATTACGAAAGACGGTTTTTTAGTCGTTCCTGCGACAATTTCTAAAGTTGGTGTTTTTGATTATCTGGCCTCTGAATTAGGTTTAAAAGAGGACGGAATTAAAAAGGTCGCACGGACAGAAAAATCACTATTTTCTGATGAAACCATTGAGAGCTTTGAGAACGCAACGCTCACAATTGGACACCCAGAGCAAGGCGTAAACGCTAAGAACTGGAAAGAGCTATCCGTTGGGGTTGTGCGTAATGTTAAGCGAGTGGGCGATGAACTCACGGCAGAGGCTTGGATTTATGATGAACAAGCTATTAAAACCGTACAAGAACACGGTGTAGAACAGTTATCTTGCGGTTATGACTGCAATATTATCCAGTCAAGCGTTAAAGATGCAGATTTTGAGATGTCTCCGATGATCGGAAACCATGTGGCGATTGTGGCAAAGGGTCGCTGCGGTGGAACTGTAAAACTTGCCGATGAGGAAAAGACCGTTATGGGAAAAACCGCTAAATTCCTCGATGCGTTTTTAGGTGCATTCGGCATCAAATTGTCCGATGAGCAGAAAAAACAAATCGAAGAAGATGAAGAAACCGGTAAAGAGGGTGAGGAAGCTCCAAAAGCTGAAAAACCAACTGAGCCAAAAGAAAAACAATCTGAACCCGAAGATAAAAAGGAAGAAGAAGTGAACAAAGAAGAGTTTGAAAAACAACTTAAAGCCAAAGATGCAGAAATTCAAGCATTGAAAGATGCACAGGCAAAACGTGATGCAGAATTAGCACAAGCGGCAATGTTGGCTGATGCACAATCTGTATTTAAAGACGTGAAATTCGCAGATAAAGCAAGCGTTCGTGAAATTCAAGAGAGCGTTATTGTTGCTCAAGGTATTTTTGATAAAGACGCAGCAGCTAAATTATCAGATGCAGAAATTTCTGGTGCGTATCAAGTAGCTAAAGCGGTTACTGCTAAATTAGCGGACGAACAAAAATCTTTAGGCAATATCTTATTGGGTGATGCGAAAACTGAAACAGCACCTAAATTAGACTTCAACAAAACTTACAATCAATAGGGGTAATAAATAATGGGTTACGCTTACGAACAAGCTCCAGCAAAAGCTGGTGAATTAGGCAAAGGCAACTTTGCGAGTGCAAAAACAAGTGCGGAAAAAGTAACTGGCAAAGTAAAAGCTGGTGATTTTGTAGCATTAAATCCAGAGGGTGGTGTAAAAGCGTTAGCGGCTAAAACTGATGTATTAGCCGGCGTAGTATTTGCAAGCACTATCCGTGATGAATGGAATGATGGCGAGCTTTGCGATGTAATGCATATTGCAGCAGGTGATGCGGTATGGGTAAACGTTGCAACTGGTAAAACTGTTACTCGTGGTAAAAAAGTATATGTATTAACCGCAGGTGGTGACGGTAAAGTTGGTGCGATTCAAGGCGAAACAGAAGCTAGTGCAATCGAAACTCCATACACCGTAATTGATGTTAAAGGTCAATTAGCGTTAATTTCTAAATTATAAGGGGCTAAATAGATGTCTTTATTAACTTATGTACAAAACGGTTTAACTGCTGTTAGCAAAGAAATCGCAGAAACCAAATATCCTGAAATTGTGTTTCCACAATTCGTATATGTTGACCAACAAACTGCTGTCGGCATCACTGAAAAACTTCACTACGGTGCAGATGAACACGGTTCTTTAGATGATGGCTTAATCACTACTGGCACTAGCACCTTAGACCAAGTAGAAGTTGGTTTCACCCCAAAACGCTCTTACATTGTGCCATGGGCTAAATCAGTAACATGGACTAAACCAGAGCTTGAGCAAGGTAAATTATTAGGTTTAAACCTTGATACAGCAAAAATCATGGCGTTAAACAAAAACGCTCAGCAAACCTTACAGAAAGTGGCTTTCTTAGGTCATGCGAAAGATGGTCGCTTAACTGGTTTATTAAACTCTAAAGATGTATCAGTTCACACCTTAAAAGGTGCGGCAGCAGGTACGAAAGTTCAAGCGATGGACTTCGACAAAGCAGTAGCATTCTTCAAAGAAATGTTCTTAGCCGGCTTAGAGAAAACCAAACGCATTGAAGCACCAAATACATTTGCTATTGATGCGATGGATTTAGCTCATCTTGCTTTAACTCAACGTGCGAACACTGACACAACTGCGTTAGAGTTCTTAACTAAGAGCTTATCTGCTGCGGCCGGTCGTGAAGTGGCCATTAAAGCATTACCGTCCAACTTCGGTTCTCGTGTAACAGATGGCAAAACACGTGCGATTGTTTACGTGAACAGCAAAGAACACGTAATCTTTGACGTGCCGATGACTCCAACCGTGTTAGAAGCAAAAGAAAAAGGTTTATTAGCTTACGAATCAGGCTTACGCATGGCATTCGGTGGCGTGACCTTTATCGAGCCAGAATCTGCTCTTTATGTAGATTACTAGGAGGAATAAATGCCAACAATAGACGATTTTCGTGAACGTTATCCAGAATTTAAAGAGGTCGATGGTTTCCGCATTGACCTTTTTTTATTGGATGCACAGCAAGAAATCAGCCAAGCACGATGGGGGCGACTTTTCGAGCGTGGAGTGTTGGCATTAGCTGCTCATTTGCTCCGTCTTTCTCTTTGGGCGACAGAGAGTAACGGTGGAGCAAATCGCAATGTAGCGAGCGAGTCGGCAGGGGAGCTTTCTGTTGGCTATACTGCACCGACAATCACCGGCACAGATGCAGATTATCAATTAACTGCATACGGCCAAGAGTATTTGCGCTTACGTAAACTCGTTGGGTTAGGTGTGATGGTGGCTTAATGACTGTTCAAATTACAGGTAATCTTGCGAAATTTAAACAGCTTATCGAGCAAATAAAAGCAACTAGCGAAAAGGCTGTGTATGTTGGCTTTCCTGCTGAGTTTAATGAGAAAGTAGAGGGTTCAGATAACTTCAATCTAGCCTCTCTAGCTGCGGTGTTGGAGTTTGGGAATGAACACATCCCATCTCGTCCATTTCTCCGTCAAACATTGGCAGAAAATCAAGAGAAATACACGGCGTTATTTGTAAAGCTGTTTGAAAGTGGTGTTTCAATAGAGCAAATCTATGAACAAATCGCTTTAATTGCTCAAGGTGATGTGCAGCAAAATATCGTTAACGGTGAATGGACTGCAAACGCACCAAGCACAATTAAACGCAAGAAATCAAGTAAGCCGCTTATTGATACAGGTAAACTGCGTCAATCTGTAAAGGGTATCGTCAAATGAGCTTAATTAATCAATTTCCTCGCTTTTTAAATAGCAAATTTAGCCAAAAGGTAGTCGTAAAACATCTACAGGGCGAACATTCAGCTATTGATTATAAGGCGAAGTACATTGAAGAAAAGGTCACTGCAATAGTGATGCCAACATCGCCTAACGATGTTCAATTCTTGCCAGAGGGTGAGCGGTTTCTGCCAAGCATTAAAATCTACACAGTTAAGCCTTTGAAGATAGGTGATTTAGTAGATTATCTTGGTGAGACTTACAAAATCAAAACAGTGGGTAATTGGAAAGACTATGGATACTACAACAATATCGGCATTCGACATAGCCAAACTGCGAAAGTGGATTCAAGAGGCTTTGAAGTTACCTAAAGATGCTGTAATCGGTGGCTGGTTGCCAGAAAATCCCCTGCCTGCGTTCATTACGATGGATGTATTAAATACCAACGAAATCGGGCAGGCGACACGAGAATTTGACGGTAAACGAGAGCGTATTAGACAGTCAATGCAAAGTGCGGTCAGCGTTTCTTGTTTCGGTCGCAATTCACTCGCTCAAAGCTACAAATTAAAAGCTATTTTCCAAAGTTCAGCGTTTCTTTCCTTTCTTAATTCAAATCATTGGGGCGTTATCCGTTTTTCTGATGTCCGCAACCTAACCGCTACGGTTGGAGCAGACTATGAAGAGCGCGGGCAGTTTGATGTGATATTTAGCCATCATCACATTGTAGACACGCCATTAGATCCGATTGAGAGAGTTGAGCAACGGACTAATAACAAATCACAAGATATAGGAGCATAAGCCAAATGGCATTATCAATCTCTAATATTGTAAACGTGCAATTAAACACAGTTCCGAAGTCTGCGGCTCGCAAATCATTCGGTACGGTTGCACTCTTCACACCAGAAGCAGGACAAGCATTTAATAATGCAACTACACGCTATGTTTATGTAAATAGCCAAAAAGATGTAGAAGTCCTTTTTGGTACAAATTCAGAAACAGCAAAAGCGGCTTTACCGTTCTTTGCTCAAAGCCCACGTGCGAAACAGTTAATTATTGCACGCTGGCAAAAAGACCAAACCACAATCAGCGCAACAAGTAACGCACTTCGAGGCGCTACATTATCAGACGGCTTAAGTTCGTTTAAGGCTGTTACAAATGGTAAATTTGCTATTACAGTCGGAACGGAAATCAAAAAACTAGAGGGGTTGAACTTCTCAAAATTAGCTGATTTCAGCGCTATTGCAAATGCCATTCAAACTAAATTAACACAGCTTTCTGTTGCGGCTAGCGTTACTTATGACGAGGTGGGAAATCGTTTCATCATCACCTCAAATACATCTGGCGTAAGCAAGGAAACCGAAATCTTCTACGCCATCAATGAGGCAGGTAATGGTGATTATATTGGTGGATTGCTAAAACTTGAGGACGGTCAAGCTACACGAGTTATTGGCAAGGCTCAAACTCAAGTTAAAGCCGAGAAAGTGGAAGAGGCATTATTTAATGTCGCAGAAGTTGAAAATAGCTGGTACGGATTCACCTTTGCCGCTCAATTAACAGATGAGCAAATCGAAGCTGCGGCTAAATACGCTCAAGCTAATGACAAATTATTTGGTGTTAGCGTTATCAAGCCAGAGCAAATCGAGTGGGAAAGTACAAACGTTTTCAAAAAATTATATGACGCTCAGTTAGATCACACTTTAGCGGTGTTTGACAAAAATGATATGTACCCTGCGTCATCTGCGTTATCTCGCTTGCTGTCTGTAAACTTTGCAGCCAACAACTCAACGCTTACACTTAAGTTTAAACAACAACCAACAATCACCGCAGACGAAATCACTGCGACAGAGTTTGCGAAAGCGAAACGACTAGGTATTAACGTTTACACTTACTTTGACGATGCGGCAATGCTCGCAGAGGGTACGGTAATCGGTGGTAAATTCGCAGATGAAATCGTTATCCTTGACTGGTTCAAAGATGCAGTGCAGAAAGAAGTGTTTGCTCGTCTTTACAAGTCACCGACCAAAATTCCTTTAACTGATAAAGGACAGGCAATTTTAATTTCTGCGGTTGAAAAAGTTTGCTTAGAGGGCGTTAATAATGGTGCGTTTGCTCCTGGCAAATGGACTGGTGATAGCTTCGGGAACTTGAAAACAGGTGACTACTTGGAGAAAGGCTATTACATCTGGGCGGCTCCAATGGATACGCTTTCAGATAGTGACCGTGAGCAACGTAGAGCGACACCAATTCAAACTGCGGTTAAATTAGCTGGTGCAATCCATTCAAGCGATGTGATTGTAAACTACAACCGATAATTAATATATGGCTGGATTATCCAGCCTTTTCTTTTAAGAGGGAATATAAATGGCAGTTTTCGATCCAAAACAAGTGGTAGTGTTACTTGACGGAAAAGAGATTTCCGACTGGGCTGACGGTTCAGACGTGATTAGTGCAGTCAATCAAGTTGATGCAGGTCAGTTAGTTATCGGTGCGAATGGTACAGGTATCTACATCGCAAACCCAGATAACTCAGGGAAACTAACGCTTAAAATCAAACAGCACTCAGAAGATAATGCTTATTTGTCAAAATTATTTAATCAACAAAAAAGCAGTATCAAAACATTTATGCCTATCACGTTATCAATCCGTGATTTGATTAATGACGATGTTGTTACTGCAACAAAAGGCTATTTCACCACTCCAGCACAATATGTTCGTGGTAACGGTCATAATGCTACAACGTGGACGATTGTTTTTGAGCAAATGACAATGAATTTAGAAAAAGGCGTTGAATAATGGAACAAGTTAAGCAATTCACAATCGAGGATGTAACTTACACAATGACACCTGCTAATGCTATGGCTGCGTGGACTGCGTTAAAAAATGCAATGAAGTTACTCCAGTCTGTTGATTTATCTGTATTGGGCGATAGCAAAAAGCTAGGTGTTGGCGTGTTAACTACCGTTTTAGCTAACTTGGGCGATTCAAGCGTGAAAGAGTTAGAGAATATCGTATTAAGCCACACAGCTTGCGAGCAAGACGGTCAAAAATACCGCTTATCAGAGCGTTTCGACAGTCATTTTAATAAACATCGAGGTCATCTAATCGCTGTATTGAAAGAGGGGCTAACTTATCAATTCGCTGATTTTTTTATCGGTGGGGGTGGATTGCTGAGCAATATTCAGGGCAACCTCAAAGCGTAGAGAGTCAAGCGGTAAGCAAAGTTGATTGGTTTGTATTTACGCCAATCATTAAAAAACTGTGTACGCTGCAAGAATTAAGGTCGGTTTATTCGCTATCCGACCTTTTAACATTCCACGAAGTTATAGTGGAATTAAATCAAATGGAGCAAAGCAATAATGCTATTAGATGAATTACTGATTAAGATTGGTATTGATGCAGATAGCCAAGCGATGCGAGAGTTTGAGCAATTCTTAAACTCCGTCAGTGATGGTACGGAAAGTGCGGTTGATAGTTTAGGCGCGTTCGCAAAATCAATAGAGGATATTGTAAGTGACGCGACAGCACAAGCTAAGGAAATGCCAGAATTTGCCGAATTCTTCCAATCTATCGAACAGCTCCAACAAGAAACAGCAAATCTTTCTCAAGATGAATCACTGGACGCTTGGATTCAAAAGCTAATCGAAGGCGATCAGATGTTGTCTGCTTTCGGTGAAGGTTTTATAAACAATAGCGAAGAATTATCGCGAGAGTTACAGGCAGCAGGGTTAAATGCCGAGCAAGTTGAATCTGTAATTAATAAACTTGGTGAGGCAATCGAGCGGAAGAAAAACTCCGTAGAATCGGACAGTGAAGCAGTTATTGCTAACACAGCCGCCATAAATGAAAACTCAGATTCGGTCAGTGATTTATCAGATAATCTCACTGAGTTATGGGCTAATAAGTACGGCGCAGATGGATTAGTTCAAAAGTTTAATATGCTTGGCGTGAGCATTAACGCTACCACACTTAAAGTCGCCGCCTTTGGTGCTGCTTTTTATGCTGCGACCATTGGAGTGAAAAATTTTGTTGATGCAAATCTTGATGCACTAGATGAGATTAAACAGTTATCAAATGTAACTGGCGAATCAGCAGATCAGATTTATCTTTTAGGCAAGGTCGCAGAAGTGAACGGTTCTTCTGCTCAAGCTGCTCAATCATCAATCGAGGGGTTATCTCGGACAATCGGTGAGGCTGCCGCTGGAGTTGGTCGAGGAGCTAAGTCTTTTGAGCAGTATGGACTAAGCGCTAAAAAAGCCAATGGCGAAATAAAATCATCTAGCGAGCTATTCGGTGAAATATCCGAAAAAATGCAACAGATGAGCAATCAAGAGCAAATAGCAATGCTTTCTAAGCTTGGTATTGATGGCTCAATGATTCAGATGCTCAGACTTGGAAATGATGAGTTAGCCGAGCAGATTGCCCTGGCGGAAGCCTTAACGCTTGGTGTTGGGAACGCTGAAAATGCTGAAACCGCGGCGGCTTTCAAAGATGCCTTAACACAGGTCTCACAAGTATTCACCGCAATAGGCGAATACGTATCTTTGCGAGTAGCTCCGTCAATTCAAAGGCTAGCAGAGGGATTTACAAAGTGGTTCGTTGAAAATAATGACTTTATTAAGTCAATATTAAATGGATTTAGCAAGGTTCTCTCGTTCTTGTTTGAGGTGGCCGGTGCAATTAATAACGTTATTGAAAGCACTATCGGCTGGAAGTCTGTGATTATCGCTCTTGGCGGGTTAATGCTATGGCTTAGTCGCAGAATGTTATTAGCGTTTGCGACAAACCCAATTACTTTAACCATTGGCGCTATTACGGCTCTATTCCTGCTCATTGATGACTTTATGACGTATCTTGAGGGCGGGGAAACCGCTCTTGGTGATTTTTGGAAACCTTTCGCTGACGGTTGGAAAGCTATCAAGCCCTGGATTGATAAAGCGAAAGTATGGGTTAAGAGTTTTGCTGATGGTTGGAGTGATGCGCTAGACGTTATCAAGCCACTAAAAGGCGTGTTGTCTATCGTTTGGTCTGCTGTTGAAAATATATACGGTAGTTTCTCAAGATTATTAAAACAAATCTTCGGTGCAACAAGTGCGGTTGATGAGTTCGGTAATAATGGCGAATCTGTCGGCAGTGCGTTGGCGAGTGTGTTTAACTTTATCGCTCAGACTATTGAGGGGCTTTCTAGCGCCATCGCTATAGTTGCAACAACCCTATCATCCTCTTTCGAAGTGGCTATTTCTGCTGTAATTGGCTTATTTAAAATGCTTGGTGCGGTATGGGATGGGATTGTCTATGGTTGGACTACCGGCGACTGGTTAGGCGCGTTTAAGCGAATGTTCTCCAAGATGGGGGATATAGTGCTTGGTGTTTGGGATAACATCAAGAGAGCCGCCATTGAGTTTGTTAATAGCTTAATTTCTATTGTTAATAAGTTTGGAGCCGGGATCGACCCGATAGAAATCCCAATTACTCAACGAGTTCAGACCATTGGTGAGAATGTTGGTTCTGTTGTATCTTCCACAGCTGGATTTGCTCAGAGTGCCGCCTCAATGTCTGGCATGGTTCTTGGTGCATCTATGACTGCATCATCTGGAGCTAGTCAGCAAACTACAAACACAGATAACAGTCAGAAAAATAGTAATAATAAAATAACCATTACGCAGCACATTCAAGGTACAGACAATCCTAAGGCGGTAGCGGACCAATCGGCAAGAGCTATCAACAATCAATTATCCACAGTTATAGGTTAAACATGACTAATTTTGCTCAATTATCAAATAGGAGTATTGGTAAAATTACTCTCGATGTTGTCACCATTGAAGATCACCAATCAGACCTATCAATCACAGAGAATCCGATTGAATCTGGAGCTGCAATAGCAGACCATGCCGTGATTCAGCCTAAACGCGTAACAATAAATGGCGTAGTGGTCGATCACGATCACAGCTCGTTTGCTGGAAGTATTCCATTTCTGGGCAATATCCGTGGAGCGGTTGACTTCCTCAATAATATCTCATTACCGGTAAACGTTGCGACTAAGACGGCGCAAACTATTGCTAAAGCCGGAAGATTGATTAGTCAAGGAGCGGCAGCACTTGGTAGCGTTACTGGCGCATTTGGCGGGGCTAGAAAGTTAGCCCCATTTTTACCTGACTTTTCCGTGCCGGAGTTGCTTAGTGGCGCTATTGGCGGGGATAGTCGAGTTCAGAAATGCTACGCGGACTTACTCGCCTCTCAGAAGTCTGGCGAAACAATAGAGATTCAAACAGGAATCCATCTATACAAGGATATGTTGATTGAATCAATCTCAGTTAGCCAATCACAGGACGGCAGCGCGACTTTTACCATTACCGCTAGAGAGATATTCGTAGTTAATACGCAGTCATCAAGCTCAAGAGGTAGTGGTAACAAATCCGGCAGCAAAGGATCGTCAACGGCTGGAAAAACAAAGAGCGGCAGGGCAGCAAAGCAATCGGCAAGTAAAACTCAGCAGGGAATAACGCAACCTGTGAAGGCTACACCCAAGAAAACATCGCACCTTGGAAATGTAATAGGAGTTAGAAAATGAGGTTAATTCCAGTTACTCAATCGTCATACCAAGAACAAACATTCGACTTTAATGGACGAAAAATACAACTAACTCTAAGATTTAACAGCATAGGCGAATTCTGGGCTATGGATGTTTATGAGCCAGTAACTCAACGCCAAATTTGTCAAGGTCAGGCGTTAGCTTGCGGAGTGCCTATTCTGTTGCGCTCTGTTCAGCCTTACTTCTTTTACGTGGAAGATGAGAGTGGAGCGGATTTGGATGTTATGACAGCAAACGATTTAGGCACAAGATGCTTTTTGTATATCGGGGCTAAATAATGAAACAGTTTGGACGGCAATGGAAGCTTGATATTAGCAATGAACAAGAAACGCTAAGTATCACACAGTTAAGGGTTGCATTTGAAATTGACAAAACAATCAACGAGAAACCAAACCCAGCAAAAATCCAAGTTTGGAACTTAAACCGAGACCATATCAACCAATTATTAAGCCAAGATTACAAGAAAGCCGCTTTATCGGTGGGTTACAACGAATTAAGACAGATTTACTCAGGCGATATTACCAAAGTTAGAATCCAGCGAGACGGATTAGACTTTGTTTTAACGCTTGAGTGTTCTGATGGATATGTTGCCTATACGCAGTCAAGAGCTAAAACAACTCTTAAGGCAGGAGCGACAGATAAGCAAATAGTCGAAGAAATACAAAAGACCATGCCGAAAGTACAAGCAGGAGCGATCGACATACCAAATAAGCGACAACTACCACGCGGTAGGGTCTTAAATGGCGATAGTCGAGAGATACTTAACAGAGTGGCTAGGAATAACATGGCTGATTGGTCTATTCAGGACGGCTCTTTGGTGTTTCTTCCAAAGGACAAGGTTTTAAGCGATGACGCTGTATTAATATCTCAAGACACTGGAATGATTAACGCACCAGAGCAAACAGATGATGGACTAGAAATTACTTGCCTACTTAATCCGGCTCTACAAATTGGTGGATTAATCAAACTTGAATCAATCATTGAGTATTTTAATGGCGAGTACAAGGTTGTTAAATTGGCATACTCTGGCGATGGCATAGGTGGCGACTGGCATAGCAAAATGACTGTCGTGGGCGGTAAATTTCAAAAAGTAGATGGTGGAAAAGGTGGTAAATAGATGAATTATAGTCAAACACTAGCAACACCAGAAACAGCAGCAGACCAGCAAATTCAACAAGCACAATTAAATCTACACACTGCGTTACCTGCTAAGGTTGTGAGTTTTGATTCAAGCAAGCAAACAGTAACGCTTGCCACACAGATTAAGATGAAATTAGCTGATGGAAAAGATGCTGATATTCCTGCTCTTGTCGATGTTCCAGTTAGTTTTCCTAGAGGTGGTGGGTTTGCTGTTACATTCCCATTAAAAGAGGGGGACGAGGGGATAGCGATATTTTCCGAGCGCTGCATAGATGGCTGGTGGCAAAATGGCAGTGCGTCAGCGCCTCTTGATTTTAGACTGCACGACCTATCAGATGCGATGTTTATACCTGGCGTCTGCTCAGTTCCTAGAGTTATTAAAAACTTTTTTAACGATGGGCTTTCAATGCAGACACTTGACGGTGGAACGTATATTAGGATTAAGAATGGCACAATCCAAATCAAAGGAAACATTGAGCATCAAGGCGACACATCACAGAAAGGCAAACATAGTTCAACAGGTGTGATTTCGAGCGATACCGATGTTAAGGCGGCTGGAATATCTGGGAAATCACACAAACACACAGGCGACAGTGGTGGAACGACAGGAGTACCACAATGACGGTTAGAGTTAGACGAGTGGATAAAAATCACGATTGGACTTTTGGACAAGGGTTTTCAAACTACGCAAGCGAATCAGAGGCTATTGCTCAAAACGTTCAAACTAGACTTTGGTCATTTACGAATGACTGGTTTTTAGATTTAGAACACGGTTTGCCGTGGCTTGAGCAAATGGGGCGAAATGTTGATTTGTCAGATTGGGAAATCAGAATAAAACGCCATGTATTGCAAACTGATGGAGTGGTAAAGATAACTGATTATGAGGCCATTCTAAATTCAGACAATCGAAAACTTGAAGTGTATATCACTTATCAGGATATTTACGGGAAAGAGCAATCAGCGAGCTATACATCATAGGGGTAAATCATGGCAACACTAACGGAAGAAGGGATTAAGATTGAGAGATTGGACAGTATTGTTTCTACTCTTGAAAATGGCTTGCGTCAAATATACGGTCAAAATATCGACTTATCACCAAACACTCCAGACGGGCAAGTTGTAGGGTTACTTGCTCAAATTAGAATGGATTTTGAGGAGCTAGCTGAGAATGTATATAGACAGCTAGATCCGGATGTGGCAACTGGTGCATGGCTGGAGCAGCGAGTGGCATATGCTGGATTAATGCGCAGGGGAGCAAACTACAGTTATTTAAGGTCGGTCGCATTAACAGGCGAACCAAACACAAAACTTTATTCTGGCATCGTAGTTTCAGACACGCATAAAGTAAGATGGGTGCTTGTATCTGATGTTACACTTGATTCAAATGGTTCGGCGCGAGCGGATTTCAGAAGTGAGCAGTTGGGTGCATTTAACTTGGCTAAAAACACAAATTTAACTATAGAGACAATCACGCTTGGTTTAATTAGCGCTACAACTCAAGAGGACGCGGAAATTGGGATTGAAGAAGAGACAGACACTCAACTGCGAGAACGTTTCTTATTTAGCCGAACTAAAAACGCACAAAACTCGGCAGAGGCAATTAATGCTAAGATTGCAGCTTTGCCAGATGTTAAGCACGTTAGAGTTCTTGAGAATAACACTGGTCAAAGAGATTCATTCGGTGTAGAGCCTCACTCAATTAATGTCATTGTTAATGGTGGAGATAGTAATAGTATTGCAGATGTTATTTACCAGAACAAAGGTGCAGGCGTAGGATTGCAAGGTGATACACAAGTTACGCTCCAAAGGGATAACGAACAACGAGTAATACGATTCGACCGTGCGGCAATGGTTGACATTCAAATCTCGATGCGATGCGTAAGATACGAAGATTTTACTCAAATTAACAAGAGCGAAATTACCGAGCAACTAGCGAAACAGGTGTTTAATATCGGTCAAGCAGTTTCTTTATCTCGACTATATTCGCCGATTAACAAAGTCGGTGGATTCTGGGTTAAGGAATTAAAAATCGCACGAAAAGGTCAACAGTTGAAAGCTGAAAACGTAGTGCTGCAACCTCGTGAGATTGCTAGGATTTTGCCAAATGATGTGACAATCGAGGTGGAATAATGCCTTACTCTGATTTAATAATCTGGCAATACAGAGGGAAACCTAAAGCACAGGCGACAATTAAGCTTTTTGAAGATGTTATCGCTAAAGGGTTTATTGATTTATATAAACTACAAGATGTTCTCAACATTGAAACAGCAACAGGGCATCAATTAGATTTGGTCGGTAAGCATGTTGGGCAATTCAGGGTAATCAACGGCTACTATTTGAGAAGTTTCTTCGGTTTTCATACTGCTCAAAATGCTATGCCGTTTAGTAAAAATAGACAAGGTGGCGGCCAGTGGTATCGCAGGCGAGATCCTTTAGCTGATTCGGTTGTTCTTGGGGATGATGATTATAGATTCCTTATTAAATGCCGAATAATAAAAAACTACCAAACAGGCACGCTACCGAACATTATCGAGGCGTGCCGTTTTGTTTTTGGTGATAGCTGCAAGGTTATAGATAACCTTGATATGACGGTTTCTGTTAGTGTTAAAAACATTTCCATAACCGATTTTACAAGGTATGCAATACAGCATTTAGATATTCTACCAAGACAAGCTGGTACTAAGATTAAATTCCAAATCGAACAGGAGTAATAAATGGCATTATTTAATAAGCCAGATGAAAAGGTTTTTGCATCAAACGCAAAACAAGGGGAAGTAAATGATTTCCCAGATGTGCCTAGGGGCTGGGGGCTTTCTTTCGATCAAACTGGCGGCATCCCCCCTATGGAGTGGTTTAACTGGCTATTTAAGCGAGCTGATGAAAGACATGGCTATTTAATGCAGAGAGGGCTCCCTGAATGGTCGGCTACTCTTGATTATCCAGAAGCAGCGTACGTCCAATATAACGGATTGAGTTACAAATCGTTAAAAGCAAACAAAGGCAAACTTCCAGACGAAGATGATTCGCTATACTGGGTTCGCTGGGGTGACTCAATGAACATCAAAAAAGGGTCAATCAACCAAGCTGGGATTGTACAGTTAAGCTCTAGTGTAATCAGTAATAGCGAAGAATACGCAGCGACATCGAAGGCGGTTAAAACAGTTCGAGATGATGCCGTACTTAAAGCTGGCGACACAATGACAGGTACGCTAACAGTGCCTAATGTTGTTATTAATGATCCTTCCAATAATAACAATTCATTGCAGATTGGCGATGACGTACGCTTTGTTGATATTGACAATCTAAACACTATCGGATTCAGAGGTACGCAAGATCCGAATGTCGGATTTATAGCCTATGGTAATACCAATAAAACATTCGGATATGACGGATACAGATTTAGGGCTGACAGCTCTATTTATACCAGTCAATATGGATACGGTGGATATAATAATCAATATAACTCCAAAGCTCCGTTCATGGTCGAGGAAGATGGCTCTCAATCAAGAGATACTTACCATCCTTTTATTAAGGGTAGAGTTAGAAAAAATAAGGAATTTGGGACAGCGTTCTCTTTCGGCTATACAACGAGACAAGAGCAGGGAGACGGTTTCGGGCGAGGCATTATACATATAGCTGAAGATAATGGCATCAATTATATTTGGTCATTTGAACATGGCGGCGATTTTAGAAGTCAAGGAGATGTAATTAGCGGTAATGGCAGAGGCTTAAATTCTGCATTAATGGAGCATATCTTCTACAACTTTAGAAACAAGTTTCAAATGGCTGAATATGCTGGTAATGGCGCGATTTCTAGGGTTTTCAGAATCCCTATCACGGATAACAGAGGGATTAAAATATATGTGGCAGAGGTTAGTCTTGGCCCAAATCTTGGTGGTACAACATTAAACTTAGCCGAAGCGTTGCAAGGTTTTAAGGTTGGAGTTGCAACAAGTGCTGTTGGAGGGCAAAAGAGAGCTTATGCTGTGGAGTTTAATGGCGACAATAGGGTTAATATTTATACAGACCCTGTAATTGCTACACAGAAAATAAGTTTGATTCTAATTGGCGAGTACTTCTATTAGGGGGGTTATTTATGTTTAAACAATTTAATATCGAATTAAAAATCTTTGATGAGCCTATCCTAATAAAAGGGGAGGATGGCGAGTTAACCGCATCAACAAGCGGTGATAACTGGCTGCCTGTAAATTCCCAAGATGAGGTTAATTCAATCTGGTCAACCGTAACAGGTGGTGGTGAAGTTTGGGTTGAAAATGGCAAAATTAAATGCTCCGGCGCTGCCCCAAGTGAATTTCACACCTTTAATGTGAAAACCAAGAAATTTGAAGAGTCTCAAGAGAAAAAAGCCAACTATCTAAACATCAAGAAAGAGACGTTACTAGTCGCTCTTGCCGATAAAGCCGATAAAATTAAAGGCGAATTACTTGCAGGCTATCCACAAACAGAAATTGAGAGCTTTTACCGCCAAGAGAAAGAGGCGTTGGCATGGCAAGCGAACAATAAAGCTGACACACCAATGCTTAAACAAATCGCCAGGATTCGAAATATTCCTTTCGATGTTCTGGTGCAAAAGGTTCTTGCAAAATCAGCTCAGTTTGCCGTGGCTGTTGGTTCGATTATCGGGCAGAGACAGGCATTTGAGGATAGATTATTGCTGTCTGCGACAATTGAGGAATTAGCCGCACTTGAAAAGGAAATTGAAGAATGGAAATTCCAAGTAAATTAAAGCTCTACGCCTATCATAATTTAATCGCTATCGACCAGTTATTTAACGCCTTAACTGGTGGAGCAGTAGACGAAACGTTATCAAGTCGCACCTATCGAGGTGCGATTTTAGTTTCCAATCCAAAGAAACGATGGGTAATTATTCATAAAGTAATCAATTTCCTATTCTTTGACAAAAACCACTGTAAAGATTCATACGAAAGCGAGTTAAAAGGCAGACAGCACGATAAACGTTTCAGTCAAATGCGTAAGGGGGCTTAAATGTCAGATACTGATATTGTTCTTTATCGTGGTGATGATGAAGAACGAAAAGTGCGGATATATGAGAAACAGCAAGACGGAGAACTTAAACCATACAACCTAACCAATATCAAACGGTTAGATTTATGGGCGAAGGTTAGAAGTCGCACTGTTATCTCTCTATCTAGCAAGGATGAAACTATTAAGGTTGTAGATGCTGAGAATGGCGTTATTTTGCTTAAATTTCATCATGATTTAACGAAATACGCTATTTGGTCAGAAGCCAACTACGACTTGCAAACAATATCTAATGCGGGGGCGGTAAAAACGGTGATTAGAAATGCGCTTTTTAAACTAGAGGGCGATGTCACACCGCAACCGAATGAAGATGACGTGTAGAAATGAATTAGTAGCAATTATTGAGCCGCCTCAAGAGATTGAGGTGGTAATTGAAAAGGTCGAGATTGTTAAACTTGATGATGGACAGTGCGACCAAAAAATCCCAACTCTCGAAGAGTTAAAAACTCATTATCAAATAGGAGCCTTATAGTGGCACAACAAACAATAGCGGAATTACTCAATAGTTTTGCTGAATATCTTGGCGCTCAAGACAAGGCAATCATTGCATTAATTGAGCAAAAGATTACACAGCTAAAATCTGACTTATTAGGTGGCGATGTAGCGGCTGATTTAGACACGCTACGAGAATTAGCCGACGCAGTAAGAAATCTTAAATCTGGCGAAACAATGCCAGAAAAATTAATTCAAAAAATCACAGAATTTAAATCTAGTCTTGATGGTGTTATCGAAAAAATGACAGCGTTAGAAAATCTGGATTTAAAAGCAGCTTATGAAAAAGGTAAATTAGGTCAATAGGAGGAAATATGGCTAATTTTGGAAGTAAAAACGAAACATTCGCTTATTTGGTCGGCAAAGATATTGCTGAGATTAAAGCGAAAATTGAAGGCATTGGCACAACTAGTGGCGGATTGGACGTGTTAAAAATCATCGTTCCTGCTGCAACAGAGGAAGATGTTAATAATAGCGTCATCGCAGACGTTAATCTTCCAGATGAATTTAAAAATTCACTCGTTCTTGTCGAGAGCTACGGTTCATACAACACAACAATCGTGCGTGATACCGCTCAATTTCAAGTGGATACAATCGAAAGTGAGCATTTTGTCATCAAGCTAACTGACTTTAAAAATCCAAAAGAGACAGTTCGTGCGACAATTAAAAAAAATAATGTTGCGAGCGATGCTTAATTAATCTAGAAGTTCAGCAACTTCTTCCATATTCGGGGCGTAATAGACATTTTGTAATATCCGAATGTCTTTATGCCCCGATATTTTAGCTAAAGTCATAACATCAACTTTCTTAGCTAGTCTCGTCAATGCCTCCCGTCTTGTATCGTGAAAGTGTAAATACTCTCGATTAACTGCCTTTTTGAGCTTTCTGAATGTTGCATCTAGAATATTAGATTTCACCTGAAAACAAGTATCGCCTTGTTCTATTTCATCTCTTAACCTTTCCAGTATTCTCACTGCATTTTTTGAAAGTGGAACAGTTCGAGAAGAGCCGTTTTTAGTCATTGGCAAATAAGCGGTTCTTTTCTCTAAGTTCACGTTATCCCAGGTTAATCCGCATATCTCACCAGCTCGCATTGCTGTTTCAATCGCAAATAATAAAACAGCTCCAGTTCTTGCCTTGGCCGTTTTTAAACTCTCGTTATATCCGCTAACATTGACTATCTCGTCAATATCTTCTTGAGTAAATCTTTGCGTTCTTGGCTTACTTGCCTTTGGTTGTTGCAAACCAACCATAGGAGAAGATTGAATATATCCCCATCGCTCCAGTGCAATCTTAAAGATATGCCCGATAGTGGATAGTTCTCTGCGAACACTTTCGCCCTTAACAGTTTCCAATCGCTCTTTAATCCATAACTCTAAATCTTGGCGAGTTACATCAGATATATATTTATCAGCGATAGGGTGGCGTAAAAACTTAGTCAATCGGTTAAATTCGTGCTTTTCACCTCGTTTTGTAGGTGTGATTTCATTTAAATAACGCTTAATCACATCGGAAAATAGCGTTTCGGGCTGCAAGCCTTTAGCTTGTAGTTCTATTTTCTTTTCTTCTTCGGCTCCCCACAAAATGGCCTCCGCCTTTGTAGAGCAAGTTTTAGACTTTCTTATACCGTCTCGGTAGATTTCTACACGCCATTTTTCGCCACGTTTTCTAACCGTTGCCATTTTTCACACCTTTTTAAAATATAAGTCGCCACAAATTAAACCGCTTGGCGTAATTTTGGCGTAATTGGTGCATAAAAATATATAAAAATACATAAAAACTTGCAATACTGGATAAGATTAAAAGAGTAGAGAAGAGTTAGTTAAGTTCCGTAAAGTATTGATTTTATTAATAGAAAAGTATAAAAGAAAAATCCCCGTTCAATGAACGAGGATTATAATGTGGTGCCTAGGGTCGGACTCGAACCGACACGGTTATTCACCGGCGGATTTTGAATCC